GAAAAAAGTGGAAGAGCGACTAAAGATAAGCTAGATATGGGTGGATGTGTTGTGGACAGCGGATATCGCGGAATAGTTCATGTGCATTTGTTTAATAATAGTCGCATTAATATGGTGTTTATTAAAAAAGGCGAAAAAATTGCTCAAGCCTTAATTTATCTTTGTTGGGCCGGTGCGCCAATACAAGTAAATGAATTATCAGAATCTGAAAGAGGATCAGGTGGATTTGGATCAACCGGTTTAACATAGGAGGATTAAAAATGGTTAAATATCGTAAAATTCCTGTAGTAATTGAAGCAACACAATGGTTTAAAAATGGTGATCACCCAGAAGATGATAGTTATTTAATTGCTAGTAGTGAAAATGATCAATTTTTCTTTTTATCAGAAGGAAAAGTTGTTCGCTATTATAGAAGGCCTGATGTGCCCGGAACAACATCATGTAAACACTGTGATTTGCCTCATCATGATCATGGATGGATTGATACATTAGAAGGCGGGCATATTGTATGCCCTGGTGATTATATTATTACTGGAGTAGATGGAGAACGATATCCATGTAAGCCTAGTATCTTTGAAAAGACTTATGAGAAGATAGAATAATGTTTTATCATAAGGAGGATTAATTATGCAACTACCTAATGGACACTATAAAATTATTGTTGTAAATTTTGATGGCTGGGCAATTTGGAATAGAATTAAAGAAGATCCAAAACTTATGAAAATGTTTAATAATCAACTTGATGGAATAGTAGCAAGTGAAGCAAAAAAGAATGAAAACAATCAATATTTTGATGAATATGCATGCCACGAACAAAAATATAGTAACTGTAGACAGGGTTTTATAGGGGAAGTTTTTGTCCATGAACGAAAAGGCTGGGTCTGGGCAAAACAAAAATTTCCAGATAATAAGGACATGACCTTTCATGATTTAATAGATGAATTTAATCAACTTTGTGAAGTCAAAACATATACCTCAAGCAGCGACATTAATAAAACAATAAAATCTTTACAGGAACGATGGGAAAATATCATAAAAAATAAAAAAGATATTAAAACATGGGTTTTAATAGAATTAGGTTATCCTGGATATATTGGTAAACGGTTAATTGTTGGAAATAAAAACGGTGTTTTAAATTTTATTGACAAAGAAATAGAAAGACTTACTAACAGCGATATTCCATATTAAAATTATGCTGGCATCTTCCAATGGTAGGATCTAGGGCTGCCAGTCTTATAATCTCAGTTCAAATCTGAGTGCCCGCTCACCCAGTAACCCTAAAATATTAATACGGAGGTAACAATGCTTTATTATGTAGGTGCAATTTTGTTTTTCTTGGCCGCCATTGACCACCTCAATAAATCAACCAACATTAAATATTCAAAAAACACTCGGATACTCTTTGTTATCACTGGAGGTTTTTTTGTGGTGGCATTTATCGCNGCTGTAAGTATCATCATTTTTTGAGATCCATTAAGGGATTCAAAGGAGATTTGTTTATAATGACTGAAGTATTACAATACTATCAAATATGTTGGGCTTGTCGAGCCTGGATAGCGTTACCTGAAGGAATAGGCGACGGTGAAATATTATTATGTCCAGATTGTGGCGCCGAATGTCTTTTTGATAGAGCTAATTTAGTGGCTGGAAAGGCAGCAAAACAAAAATCCGCGGTTTCTTTACAGTCCAATCCTTTAGATCTTCAAATAGGTGGAAATCACTATAAAAAATATAAAATACAGCCAGCTGAATATATACATNCTAATTCTCTTGATTGGTTTCAAGGCAATATTGTTAAATATATTACTAGATTTAGNGATAAAAANGGTANAGAAGATTTAGAGAAAATTATTCANTATGTTCAAATGCTCATTGAATTAGAATATCCTCAAAAATGAACCGTAAATGAGCCATTTTAGTTTACAGTTTTTCGCTTTAATGATATAATTAATCTAAAAGGAGTTTAAATGACAGATTTCAGTAAAATTAAGTCTTTTACTCCAGATGTTATTCGTAAACTTAATATTAAATATGAAATGCAAATTATTCAAAAGGAGATAGATTTTCTGAATGAGTGGNCCGATATCACAAAAGAGATAGCAAATACAGCAAAAAGAGGCGGAGCTACTACGGCCGGCCTCCTCGAAGCCTTTAATCAATTGATTTCTAGAATGACGGCAAGGCAAAAAATGCTTTTTAAAGAAAAGATTGAATTAAATAAAAAATGGTAAAAAGATGTGAAATATGTCAGTAAAAAATATTTTTTATGATAAAAAAAAGAATAAAATTCATTTATGGGAACAGATATCCGGAGAAAATTTTTACAATATAATAGACTGGACTCCTTATGTCTTTTTACATAATGATAAATTAAGATCAACTACAACTAAATATTCTTCACCAGAAGGACTTCCAATTTCTCCTTTAAAGTTCGAAGATTTCTGGAAATATAATAATTACTGTAAAGAAAATAAAGAAAATATTTATCTTTACGAAAANGATGTCAAACCGGAAATCCAATTTCTCGTTGATCGTTACTATTCAGTGCCAGACGAAGATCTAGAGATACAAAATCTAAAAATTTATTGTTTAGATATTGAAACATATATTGAGGAAGGCTTTCCATCTTCAGAAAAGGCCGACGGAGAAGTTGTTTTAATAACAATCATCAACCATTCTACCAGAAATAAAATAACCTTTGGTATAAAACCGCATAATCCAATAAGACAAGAACATAAATTTTTTCATTATCCTAATGAAAAGGATTTATTAAAAGCTTTTTTTGAGTTTATACAAAAGAACCCACCAGACGTTATAACCGGTTGGAATGTTTACAATTATGATTTATTATTTTTAATTAATCGATCAATAAAATTATTTGGGAGTAAAGGTCCTCATCATTTAATGAGCCCATTAAAAGAGGTTTCTAAATGGGCCGGGAAATCAAGAATAGCTATAGATATTCCAGGAATATCTATATTAGATTACCTCTCTTTATATAAGAGATTTTCTAAACCAAAAGAATCATATAGACTTGATTTTATTGCTAATGAGGAATTAGGAAAGGGAAAACGAGATTTATCTCATATAACACAAGATATAAGGGAATTATATAAAAATCACTGGGATCTATTTGTTGATTATAATGTTATTGATACAAAACGAATTTCAGAATTAGAAGACAAACTCGGGTTTATCAGTCAGGTTTATCAAATGAGCCTATTTACTAGATGTCCAGTTAAATTTTATGAAAGCCAAACAGCTTTGATTGAAGGCTCTATGTTAACATATTTTAGAAGAAATAATATGTGTGCCCCTAGATTTAAAAAATATGGTGATAAAGAATCTGTTGAGGGGGCAATAGTAAAAGAACCTAGAATGGGAAAGCATAACTGGGTAGTTGATTTAGATGTTACTTCAGAGTATCCAACCGCTATTTCAATTTTAAATATGTCGATTGATACNATTGTTGGTAAAATAGAGGATCTTTCAGAACAAGAAATTATAGAATTTATGAGAAAAAGAGAATTTTCTGAATTTACATTTAGGAAAAATAATATAAAAATAGATATGAGTGGTAAAGAACTAAAAGAATTTAATGAGTCTTTAAAGGNTGGAGAATTTTGTGTATCGCCCATTGGCGTTGTATTTACTAATTTAAGAAAAGGTCATATGGCTAATATGGTAAAAGATTTTTTTAGAAAAAGATTAGAATTAAAGAATAGAATATTTGAACTTCAAAAAAAGAAAGTAGATAAAAGAGAAATTAATAAATTAAAATCATTAGAAAACTCTATTAAAGTAATGATTAATGCTGTATATGGTGCCGCTGGAGCTCCTTGGAGCCGATATTTCAGTGAAGATTTTCAGGGTAGTGTTACCTCCTGCGGTAGACATATAATACGATCTGGAGAAGAATTTGTAAATGAATTATTTAATAACCCAAAACTCTCACCAGATTTGATGAGAATTCTTAAGGAAATTCATAATAAATGAAAGATTATGTTCTTTATATGGATACTGATTCTTTGTTCTTTTCTATAGAAGAATTTGTTTGTAATTATCTTAAAACCGATTGGATGAGGCTTACAGATAAAGAAAGGGAGGAATATGTTTCAAAAATATGTAAATGCGTTGAAAAATATGTAAATGAGAATAGTTTTGAAAAAACACAAAGGATTGATTTTGGAAGCGTAGAAGAAGAATTTAAAATTAATTTTAAACAAGAGATTATATCCAAATCTGCCTTTTTTGCCCAAAAAAAGAAATATAGTTTATGGAAAATTAATGATAATGGAATAAGTGTTGATGAACTTCATACAAAAGGTCTAGATATTATTAAATCCGATTGCCCAGCTGCAATAAGAAACAATTTAAAAGAAACTATGAAATTAATNCTTTATGATAAAACAGATAAAGAATTAAAAGATTATATTGAAAATGCAATAAATGAACTTTATAATCTATCAGTAGAAGATATTGCATCAAATATTTCAGTTAATAATTTAGAAAAATATATTGGAAAGGACGGCCCCGGCAAAGGGGCCGGATGGCATATAAAAGGTGTATATAATTATCATAAATTAATAGATGAATTAGGACTAAAAGATAAATATGAAACATTAGGCGAAGGGGAAAAAGTAAAAGTTGTTTACTTAAAGGAAAATCAATATAAAATAGAAACATTGTCATTTAGAATATGGCCTAAAGAGGTTGAAGATATTGGAATATTTGCAAATTATGATAAACAAATAGAAAAAAATTATATACTAAAGGTTGAAGATTTATTAATACCATTGGAAAAACAACATCTTTTAGATGATATAAAATTAGAATTAGAGGAAAAAAAACCTAAGAAAAAGAGAAAGAGAAAAAATAATGATTAAAATAGTTATTTTTTGAGGAGGAATAATATTGATTATAGTAACTGGTAGTGGTGGTTTAATAGGATCTGAAATTTCAAGATTTTTTCACAAAAGGGGATATGATATCGCCGGAATTGATAATAATATGAGATCTTATTTTTTTGGTCCTGAAGGAAGTGTAAATAATAATATAGAAAAATTGAAATTAGAATTGAATCATTATTTACATTTTAACATTGATCTAAGATCTAAAAATGAATTAAATGACTTATTTAAAGAATTCCAATCATATAATATTGACGGTATTATTCATTGTGCCGCTCAGCCAAGTCATGATTGGGCTGCAAAGGAGCCTATTACAGATTTTGACATCAATGCTAGAGCAACATTACTTCTACTAGAAATGATNAGAAAATACAGCCCTGAAGCCCCGTTTATTTTTTGTTCTACAAATAAGGTGTATGGTGACACACCGAATAATCTTCCATTAATAGAACTTGAAACGCGGTGGGAATTATTGCAAGATCATAAATGGTTTAATGGTATTGATGAATCTATGTCTGTAGATAATTCCACTCATTCAATATTTGGTGTATCAAAACTTGCCGCAGATATTATGGTACAAGAATATGGAAGATATTTTGGGATGAATACAGCAGTATTTAGGGGTGGATGTCTTACTGGACCTGCTCACGCCTCCGCCGAACTTCACGGATTTCTTAATTATTTAGTAAAATGTATAGTTAATGATCATTCATATACTATTTTTGGATACAAAGGTAAACAGGTAAGAGATAATATTCATAGTTATGATGTTTGTACAGCATTTTGGGAATATTTTAAAAATCCACGTCCCGCCGCATTTTATAATTTGGGCGGTACAAGATATTCAAATATTAGTATGTTAGAGGCAATAACATTTGTTGAGAACTCGGTAAACAAAAAAGCAAATATCGAATATAATGAGAAAAATAGAATTGGTGATCATATTTGGTATATTTCAAATATGGAAAAATTTAAAAGTGATTATCCAAATTGGACACATAAGTATAACATAATTGATATATTATCTGAGATGATTGAATATGAACTTGAAAAAAATAGTAAATAAAATAAACGAAAGATTAGTTAATTGTAATAAATGTAAAAACTGTGAAACTAAAGGAGGTTCGTGGACATCATGCTCTGAAGACTCTTTAGATATTATTTTTGTAGCTCAAAACCCCGGCAAATCAAATTATAATAAAGGATTTAAACCGGATCAAATTATTCCGTTCGGTATCGATAAAAATGGAAATTATTCAAAATTTTTTACAATATTAAAAGAAAAATTCAAAGAAAAATATAATAGAGAACTAAAATTTTATATTACTAATATTTTCAAATGTGTAACAAAAGATAATTCAGCACCGGAAGAAATGATAAAAAAATGTTTACCTTTATTGGAATCTGAATTAAAATATATACATGCTAAATTAATTATTGCTCTCGGAAAAACTGCCAGAGATAATATACCAAAAGATATTCAATTTGTCAATGTTCCTCATCCAGGATATTTGAATAGACAAGGATTAGAAGCTATTAATGAAGCTGTAGATAAGGTACTTGATAATTATTTCCAAAGTATCTTATTTTAGGAGAATTTATGAATATATTTTATGCTGTTCAAGTTTCAAATACAACTGTTGTAGATGGAAAATATAAGTGGCTTATAAAAAATGACGCCTGTGTTAACATTATGAAAGGTATTGTTAGTACAATTTTAGACAAAGATCCAAATTTAAGATTTATAATTAAACTTCCTACTTTATCAGATGTTTATGATACTCAAAACTATTTTTCATTATTTAATTTAAAATATCATAGTAATATTAAATTTTGTACTCATATTATTCCGGTCAGTCCGATAATAAGTAGATTTTCGTTTAATTTTGATTGGTTTGTTGATAATTGGTATAATATTTTACAAGAAATTGATTGTATGATTAACGATGAAAATACACTTACTAAAAACTGGAGAGTACTTTTTGATTATTTAAAATTAGATATACCTATTATTTCTACTAATTATTTTCTAGATAGTCCAATAGCAAAAAAAGTACCAGAGAAAATTAGATATTATGAAAGACAAATAGAATCATTTATTAATTCAGATATTAATGCCTTTCAATGTAAAGCTTCAATGAATGAGGCAATAGAGGCAATGAAACTATGTTATAAAAATGATATAGTCAATAAAGTAATAAAAAAATCCTCTGTATGGGGTGTTGGAGTTTACGCCAAAGAGATTTTAGATTATAATACAGATAAAAGATTTGATATTCCAACAATATATTTTGGAAATCGTATTACAGATACAGCAAATAGATATACAAACTGGGATGATTTCGCAGGGGCAATCGGAATTGTTTCCAAATATTACAGTCCCTTAAATTTTAGAGCAGTAATCTTAAATCCAACAAAAAAGTTATCAGACGAACAAAGGAAGGAAATATTGAAACTCTCAAATAATAAAATAGAGTTTATAGAAAATGATCACCAATTTCCTAGGGAGGAATATTTAGAGTTTATCAATAAAGCACATATCAGCTGTAATCTTTTTACAACTGAAGTTCACGGTGGAGTTACTCACGCTGAGGCGCTTTTGGCAAATAATATAGTTATTATGCCAGCAATCAATAATTATTTAACTAAATTTGGGTCTTTAGATTACCCGTTTTTGTGTAAATATAATAAAAAAACAATGAAAATTAATAGAAATGATTTGGCAGATAAGATTATTTCGGCATTAACATTACCAGATGAAAGACGGAAATTTTATGCAAAAATTGCTAAGAAAGTNGGATATAAAAATGAATCTTTTGAATGCGCAGCACCTAGAATTATAAAAGATATATATAAGGCGACTAAAAAATGATTATAATATTAGAGGGCCCTGACAGATCAGGGAAAACCGAAATTGGTCTAGAGCTGACCAAAATTATAAATTGTTCATATTTTAAAAATCATTATGATGTAAAAAATTTTTACGGTACCGGAGATCATTATATTTCAGTAATAAGTGAAATGTTTTATTTGTTAAATTTCTTAGAACAGGTACCTCTAAAAAATAAAAATTTAATCTTAGATAGATTTCATTTAACAGAATGGGCTTATGCAAATGCATATAGGAGAAAAACAAATAAAACATTGCTCAAAGAATTAGATAAAAAATTAACAGATTTTAACAGTGTAGTTATTTATTGTTACAAAAATAATTATGTTAATTTTGATGATGATCATGTCAATATTAACATGATAGATAAAATTAAGGATAGTTATCATGAAATTTTAAATGAATCAAGCCTTCCCATTTTACATCTAAATACAGAAGATGAAATTTTAAAACGAGAAATAAATGAAATTTGTAATTTTTTAAGTAAGCAGAAAGGTGGAGAAAATGATTAATTATAAATTAGGATGTAATTTTGATTTTAAATTAATAGAAGATGTTAAAATACTAAACGAACAATACTCATCTTCCGGGTCTAAAATAAATGAATTTTATGGTTCTGAAAGACGAATGGCATGGTTAACGGCTAGACCGGATTTTCGACTTCCAGATATTACAAAAAAGGAATTTGAAAATTATATTAGTATTTGTAATAAATACAATATTGAATTTAATTATACAATGAATACAATAAATCCTGGAACAAAGAGTGATCTATTTAATACAAAAAGAGATGAACTCCAGGATTTTGTAAAATATCTTCAAGATATTGGAGTTAAAAGAATTACAATAGCTAATCCACTTATCATGGCTCTAGTCTGTGAGGTTTCTAATATTGAAATTGAAGTAAGCACTATAGCTCACATAGATACAATAACACAAATAAAATATCTTAAAGAAACATTTGGAATTAGTAAGGTTTGTGGAAGTATATTAAAGAATCGTTGTATTGGTTTTCTTAAAAAGGCGGCTAAATGGTGTAATGAAAATGGTATTATTTATGAATTAATGGCTAATGAATTTTGTGGGGCTGGAGGAAAAGATTATTTTACACATTGTCCTTTAAGAGATTCTTGTTATATATTCCACTCAACAGATAAAACAAAACTTGATGCAGAAAGATTTAATTATCCAATGGGCTATTGTATATTTGGAAGAAAATCAGATTTATATAATTGGTTACGTTGTAGATTTATTCGACCGGAAGATATTTTAAGATATGTAAAGATTGGAATTAATAATTTTAAATTGACTGGTAGGACGGGTTCAACTGATTATCTAATTAAACTCGCAGAAGGATATTTAAAGCAATCGTGGCCATATAATCTTTTAGAACTTTGGAAACCTTTAGAGACAATTTATTCTGGTCAAAATGAATTAGATTTTAAGCATCCCGGTATTATTGATAATAAAAAATTAAACGGATTTGTTGATCATTGGTTTGATATGCCAAATTTTGATTGTGCTGAAGAAATATGTGGAGAAACGTGTGTTTACTGCAGCCAATGGTATGAAAGGATTAATAAATGATTATTATTGCCGGGAGTTGCTCACTTGAAAATAGAAAAGAATCATTAAAACAAGCTCAATTATTAAATGAATTGAATATAAAATATCAAAGAGCAATGTTATGGAAACCGAGGACTTCTAATAAATCATATCAAGGATGCGGTAAGGAGGGATTGGATATATTATATGAAATTCATAAAAAATATGAAAATATTATTTTTGTAACAGAAGTAATGAGTGTGGAGCACGTTAACATTCTTGAAAAATCTAATCTTGACTTTATTTATCAAATAGGAACTAGAAACTCTCAAAATTATGAATTACTTAAATATCTTGGTAAATTTTCCGGCCTAACAATTAATTATAAAAGAGGTATGTGGCAAACAATAGATGAATTTATTGCCGGAGCTTATTATTTAAATCCTGATAAAAACTGTGTTTGGCTTTGTTTACGTGGTATAAGAACATTTGACAATTCAATGAGAAATACACCAGATATTCATAGTATATTAGTCCTCAAAGAGAAATTTACATATTTGCCTGATAAATTTAAGATTATTTTTGATCCTAGTCATGCATGTGGATATCGCTGTTATNTTCCTAAAATGGCTTTAACAGCTATCGCCGCTGGNGTAGANGGATTAGAAATTGAAATACATTCTAATCCAGATAAAGCTATATCTGATGCTGAACAAACAATTTGTTTTGATACATTTAAAACTCTACTTTCAAAAATAAAAGGAGAAGATAATGGAGAATCGTGAAAAATATGTTGAATATGTTGATGCGTGCAGTACTGTCCGTTATGAAATTAATTCACAGCTTTATGACCAAGGTATAGGTCCTATAAAAAAATTGAGTGAAGAAATTCTTGGGCTTCCTAAACCACATTATAAACTCATTCATGACATGCTTTATTATAAAGGCGGTTATCCAAAAGATGATTCACCGTCACGCCTAAATGACTTTCTTGACCGTTTTATTGCTCTCTATAAATATTTTGAATTTCTTGATCATGTTGATGAAATTGAAAATTATTTAAATAATGCTGGTATTACTATCAATCTTAAGAATAAAATTCAAGATGAACACCTTGATTTCCCTGAAGATATACTTCAAAAATGGGAAACAGCTTTTCCAGATGAAGATATTAATTTATTTAATACAACTAAAAAATTTCTTGATAAATTGCTTGATCGTTCTTTAGCATTACAGGTTGATATTTGTCAATTAGCTGACAGCATTAAAATTGATACAGCTGAAAAGGTTGAAGAAGAATGTAAGATTAAGAAGCCTTATTTTCTTAAGGCTGTTAGCGCGAGAGCAAAACAATTAGCAGCTATTGAAGAAGAAAAGAAAAAAGAAATTGGCAATAAAGTTCAAGAAGATGCCGATAACCATGAAGATGCCGTGTCAATATTTTAAGGAGATTTTATTCCTAAAGTGAAGAATTATGACAGACGATGAAAAAGAAAAAATAATTGAAGAATTGGCGACAGAAGTTATGGGCTGGTATCCGCCTGATCCATCTTTAGTGCCAGAAGGCCATTATACTTATTTCCATGATATTAAATCATATGTCGATGAAATTACTGATCATACAATATCAACAGAGGTTTGGAATAAATCGATATATTGGTGTGATGAGAATGGAAATCCAGTAAAATTCGAGGGTAAACTTCTCTTTGGTAAAAATTTACTTTCGAGTTTTAATCCAATTGATAATGTTAATCATTGGAGGGTTGTTCTTTTAAAAATGCGGGAGTTGAATTGGAGTTTTATTATGGACTGGGCTTTATGGTGGGACGAACCTTTAATTTCATTTATAGGATTTGAATTACCTGGAGACCCGAGGGCTGACATAAGAGATGAAATGGGTTTAGCGCTTTGCAGAGCGGCTTTACTTGCTGTACGGAGTATTAAAAATGAATAATTTTAATGATGATTATAAACCATGGGCATTGAATAATGCTACCATCCAACTAAATAATGCGATTAGTTGGATGACCAAAAGAATTAATCCGCCGGAAATTTTAAAGTTACCTTCATATTATTCCGGCGATGAAATGCCAGCAATTGTCAATAGCTTAGAAAATGATTCTAATAAAGTATTAGATTTGGCATTAAATCTCTTTCTTCCCATAGCTGATGGCAATAGACTTGAATCAATAAGATTAATAGAAGAAATTCTTCTTTCATGGACATTAAATAAAGGAACTGTTGGTTGGCAAGCTAAATTAGATTTAGTTAATAAAGGCACTGGATTATTAGATGCTTTTATAATGAGTTCCCTTTTTATAAAAGAGGAAGAATGGCCCTCTCTTTTTATAAATTGGGTTAAAGATGTTTATCTTCCGTTAGCTATTGATCTTAAAGCTGGACCTTGGTATAAATTCTTTTATCGAAATAATACTAATGCCTGGGGATGGTGTGGATATCTTTTAGCTAAAAAAGTAATAGGTGATAAAATAACACAAGTAGATGTTAATAAATTTGAAAAATTTATGCACTCTCAAATAAGTAGTAATGGTAAGATGAGAAAAGAAGTTTGGCGAACAAATTCAGGAATGTGGTATTCTTATTTTAGTTTAGTTCCATTAACCCGCTGTGCACTTCTTTTAACTAAAGAATATGGGCCTTATCTTTTTTTTGAGCTTATGGATGCTTATTCTTGGTATAGTAAATATTGCCTAAAACCTGAAACCTGGCCATATAAACCATGGCCTTGGATCTTTGGAAAAATTGAAAGAGTTTTATTTCCATGTGCTGATGAAGTAGAATTGCCAACCTTTTCAGGTAGATGGCCGTCGGATCTTCTTGAAACAATATATTCCCTAGATTATAATCCATATTGGATATCTGAGAAACTCATATGTCCAATAGCAAGCGGAGCCCTTTTTCGTAATTCAACAGCTTTAAGAGCGTTTAATTTAACTAAAGATGTTTATTTTTAAATTAATATCTTATTATATAATTTAATACAACATATGGTTGTAGATTATTATGACCATTAGATGTTTGGCGCGCACAAAAAGAATTAGATGGCGAACCACCNGCCAAATAACCAGTATTAAGACTTATTAATGGTATTTCATCTGTAGCTAATATATGCTCTTTTTCCCCACCGGTTTGACCTAATACTTGAAAATCTGAATCTGTTGAATTCAATCCTACAGGAATTCTACCCTTTAAATTTGGTACGTTAAAGGTCGTTGATCCATCTCCAGTGCCATATGTAGTTCCAATAACACTATATAAAGTAGTATATGTTCCCCTAGAAATAGCTGCGCCATCACATAATTTAAAATGCGTCGGAGCTGTTCCACCACCAAAAGGAATAATACCGCCTACTGGTACAACTAAATTATCAACATATCCTTTAGGAGCAGCATGTAATGTATTAGTAGGATCTCCAGCCGGTAAAGAAGGCCATGTTAAGAATGTAATTCCATTCCCAATAGAACCGTCCCAGACATCATATGTTAATGGTGTTGTTGTCGCAATACTTATAGATCCACTTCCTGTGAATATTCTATAATTACCTGCTAATATTGGTCCTTGAAATGTTACAGATCCAGTAACATTAAATATAGCGCCATTTAAAAATTGAACACAAATATTACTTGGAAATGTTAGGTTTCCTGTTATTTCCCATACACCAGGAGGAATAACAATTGTTCTCTGTGCTCCTGCAATATAAGCAATAGCTAAAGCTAATGTGCTTGATCCCATAGCAGCGTCAAACGCTCTTGGATCTATTGTTGGTCCCTTATTAATAATATCAGTTGGTGTTATAATGTTACTTGGATGATAACTTTTATTATATAAGTCATCCAAATAGACATCTTCAATACCAACAGCTATTTCTATAATATTGGGATTTGAGAACCCCGTGATCTTATCTGTTTTAATCTCTGACATTTTATTTTCCTTTTATAATTAATTTATCCTACACCTATGCCATACCCAGCGTTTATCCATTCCCAATCATCAGATTCTACAACATCACTCAAAATTCCCCATACCTCATCTTCAATACTTCTTTTATTTAGTTGAATGTCTGATTCTAGAATGTTTAATGTGGCTGCATATGTCGCCCAATAAAGAGCTGATATTAAATCATCATTAACATTTTCGCATTTAAAGATATTAGGTCTTAATTCTTGAAAATCAGTTAATTGTTCAAGCGTTGTTCTATCTTTTAATATTAAACTTCCATCTTCAATTACACGTTTCATAAAGAGAACAGCTTTAGCTTTAGTTACTCTATTAGCTCTAACACCTAAATCTTTAATTTTAGCGCTTATTGATCTTCCATCCGCCTTTGTACAAAAAAGGTTTGGATATTCATGTGTATAATGCAACTGTTGTGCACANGAATAACCCTCAGCATTATTTTCAACCATAATTAAAGCAGTATTATAATGCAATCCAGCTCTTCCGGCAATTTCAGCTAATTCATAAAGATCTGTTTTATTATCACTAAACACAGCAACTTGAATAAGTTTTAGAGGTTTTAATGATTCAATTTTTAAAATTTGCATTGCAGCATCATGACCACCGGTTCCTTTAGAAGGATCTATTCCAAGTATATATCTTCCGTCTGCTCTTGGTTGTTCCCATATGAGAAGTTTATTATTTAANTCTGTTGTCACTGGCATAGTATAATTATTAATAATTCGTCTTAAACATTCTGGATCAATAACTGTTTGAGATGAAGAAATAAAATCAGCTCCAAATTCCTGATTAAATTTAGTTATATCTCCACCCATAGNTTTTAATTGTTCTTCCTTCCATTTTTCATCTCTTCCTGGAACCAGTTCCCAAGATACTTTAAAATNTTTAAAATTATTATATCCATTTTCAGCATCTTTATACAATCTTGCAAATAAATTTGTCATGCCTTTAGGAGTAGAAAGAATGGCTAGTTTAGACTCTTTAGCCTCGGCGATAGCCGGAAAAGTAGCTTCAAAGAACTCATCTGCCAACTTATCAGATAATAAATGAGCAAACTCATCTAATATAAGTAACGAAACTGAGCGACCTCTAAAGGAATTTTTAGATGTAGCTGATGAATTTATTGATGTTCCATTTTCTAATATTAAACTTAATTTATTATAGGTTGTAACACCAGGTTTTAACCAAGGCGGCAATTCTTCGTACATAATCTGAATACGATATAAAAAATCTTGAGCNGATTTAGCTGAGTTAGAACCTATTGCAATGTATTTATCTTTATTGAAGCATGCATACCACATAACAAAAGCTGCAACAGAAGTAGTCTTACCAGACTGGCGAGAACAGCAAGCCAGTATATATTTTTCATTTAACATTGCGTCTAAGATTTCACGCTGATAAGGCCGCGGCTCAAATATTACACGGCCTTTATCTGGATGAACAATTTTAACATGTTTTAAAAATGCATAGAAGTCTTTAGAACACTTATCTAATTCTTCTAACATCTCTAGTGAATATTCTATGGATAAATCNGGTCTTTTAACATAATCATTATATTGAATAGTCATAGTTTCTTCCTTTAATTAAATATATTTATATAAATATAAATATAGAAATTATAAATAATAAAAACATATAATAAATATTAGGAGCAGTAAATGGCAGAAAAAACTTATGTGTTTCCACGTACACATTATTCAGATAGATCACCTACCCCTACTGATGATGCTAATAAAGGATTTTTATTAGGACAATTTTTTGTGAAACAAACAACTGGTGGTCAAGTAAGATATATTTGCAGAGATAATGCAGTTGGGGNTGCTATTTGGTTTAGGCTTCCTGATTGTATTGATCCTGCTGAGGGAACCTCAGCGGATCCTCAAGATAGTGTTGATGCAGCAATAGTTGAAAGAAATGTATTTTTAACTCCTCACATGATGTTCCAAGATAATGTTATTTCGTATGATTTAACAGTTAATAGAAACGCCATGTCAGTTGGTCCTATTACAATTGATACTGGATACACAATAACTGTAGAAACATCTGGTAATTGGACAATAGTTTAAAATGTCGTTATTACATGCGTTCTGTCCAGGAAAAAGACCCTTTGTTCCTAAAAACAAAGATAAATTTGTTGGAGAATATGCGCCATTACGATCTGGATATGAAAAGAAATTTGCGGAATGGCTCGATAAGACACCAGCAATTATTAAATGGGCTTATGAATCAGTTGTTGTGTCCTATTATGATCCAGTTAAAAGAAAAAGAAGACGTTATTATCCAGATTTTACATTGGCCGTTCAAAACGCCAATGGAACAGTTAGTGCGTATTTAGTTGAAATAAAACCATTAAAAGAAACACAGCAACCTAAAAAGACTCCAGGATTACAACCGGTTGTGTATCGGAGACAATTATTAACATATTTTAATAATGTTGCTAAATGGAAGGCTGCCGAATCTTGGTGCGCACAAAATAATTTTGAATTTAAAATCATAAATGAGAATCATTTAAACTTATAGGAGAAAGAAACATGAGTAAAGTTGATAGTATTTTAGAAAAATATTTAGGCGAGGAAGTTCCACCAATTTCTTCGGAAATTCCTCCTAATCAAAAGAAAGAAACAAACATCGCTATGGATAGAGCCGGAGATGCAGTGCAAAAAACTGCCGTATCAGCGCCAACAGCAACACATCAAGCGGTTACAAATGCATCACATGAATATTTAATGAAGATCCATGCTTTAGTAAATACTAAAGACGCTGATCCTAAAGATATTGTTGCTGCTATTAAACAGCATCTTATGAAATTTGCTAATGTTAATAAAAATAAGAATGCACCTGAACCCGGACCAGCAACTAAATCTAAAGTAAACATGTAAAGGAAATGAAATTTCTTAAATATTTAGAAGAGCAAATGTCTAGTGCTCCAGAAAACTGGTTCATATCTGTGGGTAGATATAAGGATCTTCCAACAGTTCCAATTAATCCGTCAACTGAACATGTATTAAGATTTGCCAGAGAAAACGTTAAACATTGGGACGATGCGAAACATACAATCTTA